GTACTATTTTGTATTTGCAGATTTAATAACTTAAAACTATCTACACTATCTCCAATAGCGTTTAAGCCTGAGGTCAATGCCATAGCCGCATTAACTTTCAATAACGCTTCCTCAACCTTTTTATTTTCAGTTCCAAATAAAGCCATTACACCCTGTACCGCAGAAAATCCTCCTGCTACACCTGTCAATGCACCTGCTACTGCCTTAAATTTCTCATCAGGGTTGAAAGCCTTAGCCGCTTTGTTTACAAAGTCAATCTTATCAGCTAACTCCGCAGTTTTTTTACCTGCCTCTGCCGCTTCCTTAGATGCTTCTCCGTATTTTTCAATTACTTTAGCAAGTTCAACTACTGATTCCTTGTATAATTGTTTTAACGTTTTTTCATCTTCCTGACGCTTCTTATTCTTATCATTGGTTTCACCGAGTTTCTTATTGGTATCATCTATCTGTTTATTTGCTTCATCATTCTCGGTTCGCATCGTAATGATTACTTCATTCTCATTTGCCATTAGTCAGTATTTATTACTTTTAATAAATTAATTTGTGTTGTTCTATAATCAGTTGGACTATATGATTCTATCTTATTCAACCTAAATAGTACTCCGTTTATCCATATATATTTGCTAAAATCTAATTGATAAATATCTAATGGAGTTAAATATACCCTACAAGTTAGTAACTTACTTTCCATATCACTAATTTCCTGTAAATATGGTAAGTGATAAGTATTGAATAAATTATTAGTTGGATAAGTAGAAGCAGGGAACTGCAATTCCTTAGGTACACCGAAGTTAATATCAATAGTAGGATTAGCAGGATTATCTAAGTGTCCTGCATAACCATAATCAGTTATAGTTGCTAATGTTCCTCCACCATCTTGTTGTATCTTCCATTGTGTAACTCCTGTTATTTTCTTAGCTATCAAAATACGAATAATACTATCCATAGGGTCCTCCTGCGTATTATTATTTGATAATTTATAAATATCAGTATGGTATTTATCCTGTCCTGTATGTAGCTTCAATACTGAAGGTGCAAAAATAATTTGACTTGATGCAGTATCTTTTACGAAATCAAACTCGGAATCATATAAATAATCGCCATAGGTTTGACCATATTTCTTTTGATAGTTCTCATTGTAATAATCATTATCAGGAGTATATTTATAAGAATAATATCTAGCGTTTAATTGACTCATTGGTTTTATAGACATAGCACTACCTGTATCTATCTTTTGCGACCAATCTAATGCGTTTGCACCTGTGTTATCGTAAAAATCAATGTAAGGTTTTATGTTAATTTGCTTATCATTAATGTTATCTTGATAAACATATAAGTTAAACATTTTACATACTGACAAAAAGAAATCCTTTTGGAATATACCTTTTGGTAGGTTTGCATTCATTGATACAGTACCATTATAGGCAACACTAGTTAATTGTGCGGCTAATTGAGTAAAAGTAAAGTTAGCACTTGACACATTTACAATATAGGTATTTGCAGTAGCAGGAACGCTGATATTTATTTTAACTACATTAGTATTAACTATCTCGCCTGTATAATCAAATGCAAAAGTAAATGGATTATTTGCAGAAAAAGTATTTTGTGTTAATGTTTGCACCGCTACTCCATTAATTGATAATGTTGCAGTAATACTAGATGCCGCATCCGTTTGATATACACCTGTTATTGTTGCTAAGGCTCTAATTGATTTAGTACCATCAGTATATGTAAATTGACTTTTAGCCAAATTCTCTGTAAAATTAAGTAAAGTCGTAGTATCAAAAGACAAATCCGCATTTCTAGCCGTTGGTGTATTACTATTTAAAATTGTTTTAGTTGCATCTATTGTTGCTAATATAAACCTGTCATTCGTACCTTGTATTCCCTGACTATTGTTTGGTATGATTAATGTTTTAAAAAAATCAGTATTAAAGAAATCACAATCCAATGAATAGTTAGTTCCTTCAAATATTTTTTCTATATATTCCTTAACATACAAAGCAGGTCTAAATGTACTAACATGAAAGTCATCTTTTCCTGTACTTACATCTCCGTAATCAATTAATGGATAATAGTACCCTGAGCCATTTATTGTATTCCAACTATTTTGGATAGCAGTTACGTTCCATGTATGATTATATTGGCTGAAATCTAAATCCTCTAAACGCTTGTTGCCTAATTCAGTAATAAATCCGCTAAGTTCTCCAAATACTGCACATTGGTATTGTATATCGCCTTTGAAACTTTGTATTTCTAATATGCGTAATACCCCTTTGAATATTTGTATTTTATCTATATAAACCTCGCAACTAGCACTTTGAGAAGGACTAAAGTTAGTATTAACATTAGGCAAATCCATATTATGGTCATGGTGCATATTCATATCAAATGCAAAACCTAATATTTTATTGTTATTTGCAGTAGATGGTATAGTAATAGTTCTACTGAATGAGGTATTTCTAGTTCCAAAACTAGCTACATCATCAATAGTATAGGTAAAGTCAGTACCTATATCCTGCAATAAATCTAACTTGTAATTTTCAACATATATTTCAGTCCTTATCATTATCTAAATTGGCTGTTTAAATATTTACCTACTTCTATTTCTAAATCAAAATTGAATAATCCATCCGCAACCTTATACTTATATTGGTAGTTAGTATTCCTAATTGTTACAGGAAAGTATGCTCCTTGCACTTCCATATACACAATAGGAGAAGCTACTAATTGTGCTAACCAAGCATAGTCCATTTCATTAACCCAATCACTTGTCAATTGATAGTAATCAGTATGTTGTATAGCATAGTTAAAAGTTGTTTCATTATACTTGTTGTAAGTATCTATATTGGTCATTGTTCCATTTGATAACTGATAAGGGTTTCTTCGGTAACTTGACCTTTGGAACTCACTTCTTCTCCTATTGACAAGTCGAAATGCCATTGTATCATATCCACCAAGTCGGTTGAGGAAATGTAAGTTATATTGTCTAAACTTGGGGTTACATACTTGCCTGAATCGTAATACCCTAGTAACTGCCGCCCCACGACTAATGTAAACATTGTATGCGTATGTATTTTCTGTTATTAATGTTGTTCCTGACCATTCATTTATTGCTCCTGCCTGAAAGTTAAATAAGTTAAACTGACCTGCCATTGTTATATCTCCACTTGCAGTTGCCTGTACCGCATTACTTTCATTTAAGGTTTCTACCCATAATTTATAACTACCACTTGTAATTTTAAGGAAGCTAATAAAAAATTGGTCGCCATATTCAATAGGTATGTCAGTATTATCTCTATCACATAACCAATCATCTGTGTAATTTTCAATTAGTAAGTTATCGTAATAATCCGATAGAACTAATGGTATCTCATTATTCTCAGTAAATATATCTCCGAACAATGGAGCATAATAATTGTAAGCAGAATAACTACCACTTGCTAAATCCGCAACTACCGCACCGCTTACCTCCTCGCCTATTCTTACTTGGTAATCAACCTTAATTTTATCATTAGAAGCTACTAATACGCTACTGCCTGAAGGTTCAAAGTAATTGCTAATATATGCCCTTACCATAGGAGAAGCGTTAAATACCCCATAAGAACCCTCCCCACTTGGAGCAGGGAATACCTTACTTCTAGTTACCTGTGAGCCATTTATGTATACATCATATACAAATTTAAAGTTAGTAGTTCCACTATTGTTAGAGGATGCTACAAACCAAAGGTCGTCGTGCATGGATGCGTATGTTGCAGGAACACTACTAATTGTTATAGCCATTATTGTTTGTTTTATTAACCATTTGTTTTACTTGTAAATCTACATCTCTAGCGAATGCAAGTGTCATTGTTTCATAAAAATCCTTATCAAATACTCTAGCCTTAGCCTTACCTATGAAATCAGTTGTCCTTAAACCATCTCTCTTAATCGCAAAGGCAGTCATTGTAGCTACATCTCGCAAAGTTAGTCTTTGTGGTATTTGACTTATTTTTTTATTTTTAGTTTGAGATGCTGATAGCTTTGTTTTTTGACTTTCAGTTCTAACCTTTACCTTACCCAATTTATACCATTCCTCCAATGACTTAATCATTTGCTCATTAGGATATGGACTTCTAAACTTATAAGGACTATTCAATACGTTTTTAGGTGTTGCATTTAATCCTCCAACACCTTTAACACCTTTATCTACAAAACGATAGTAAACTGCCGCAGGGTTTTTCTTATCATATCCTAATACCATTTCATAATTAGTACCAAACTTAGTTACCTTAGGAGATAGGAATTCAGTAATTGCACCTGTGGCTACTGCTCCTGCCTTTTCTAACTCCTCAGTTGCTACTTGGTTAAACAATGCTCCATAGTATAGCATTAACTGCTCAAAGGTTGGGTATTCGCCTATAGTATAGACATCATACTTCTCGCCTAATGATGCTAGAAATCCATCTGCTATTGCTTTCGCTTGTGCCTTTGCTTCACTCATACCTTTAAATAGCCAAATAAGTATGAAATACCGCACATAAAAAACCCCCACTATAGAAATAGCGGAGGTCACTCTATGTCAAACATCAAGGTAAGGGAGCCTTAATTTCTTAATCTTTTCATTTGTTCTCTATCATAACTGCTTTTGGCTTTCATATATGCCATTGTATTAAGTGCTTCTATTGTACTCATTTCAAATACTGCTTTAACGCTGATATTTTCCTGCTCGGCAATAAGCCTTGCGGTATACTGCCATCCAAAGATGCGTATAAAAGCGTTACCACCGAATCCGCTTCCTCCTGTGTCATCCCCATCCTCGCCATCTCCTCCGTCATATAATCCTTTGAAACTTCTATCCAATTTCTGTATACTTGATAAAAAAAAACCAACGTATGATATACATCTACAAACTTGGCTTCCTGCATATCTAAACTATATTGTTCATGTTTACTTGCATCATAGTTATCATCTACCCATCTGCCTAGCCAATTCCTTTTTTGAGGCATAACCATTGAAGCGGATATTTTATGCAGGTTGCCTACCACATCCTTACCAAATACCTTGCTTTCAATATACCTAGCGAAAGGCATATCCTTTACGTTATAAATAACTCGATACCTTCTACCATTTACCTGAATGTATTTAACAGGCTTACCTGTAATATCCTCCTTTAGAAACTTTAGCTTTGCCCTTTCCTTTTTTAATTCTTCTAGTGGCAAACTATCTATTTGGTATTGTGTCATACCTGTTAGGATAGAAATTAGTTTATAGTCCACATCTATCTCAGTCCAATCCTTATCAGGTTTAGTCATGATAGGAATTATCTGCTGATATTGCCAAAGGGTTATTTGTTGCCACATATTCTTTTAATTTCAAAGTATGTATGTGCAAATATATACAATAAAAATGCCAATGGCATACTTATAAGTATAAATTTTGCTAGTTGATAGATAAAGGTTAATATTTTCATAAGTTAAAAAACCACCCCAAGTTCCCCAAATTACTACGTTTGTTATTTTTTAATATTAAAAATTTCTTGAGGTGGTATATTTTTATTTCATTTTATTATGGAAGTTACCTAACATTTGAGCAAGTTTTACATCTATTTCATCTCTCTTTTTTAGATATTCCTCTCGTTTTATTTCAGCATCCAAATAGGGTTTCAATTGTGCTTGTAATGCTTTTACCTTATCCCTTAGTATTTCGTTCTCTAGTTCTAAGGTAGTAATATAAGTTTGTTGCCTATTCATGCTTATAGATTTTGGATTGGTCAATTTGGTTTTCTGCTTCTTTATCCGCTTCTACTTCCTCCTCATCTTCTTCCTCCCAATCGCAATGTTCTAAACATTGAGGACAAATATCAATTTCAGTCATATCGGTTTCTGCTCCGCAACAAGATGAATATGCCATAACTATAGGTTTTCAATTAATGAGGTAAATAATAATGCTCCAATAACAATTACAAAGAACCATCCCATCCCTAGGCTTTCTTTCTTGTATTGCTCGTGCATCCTTGCGTAATGTTCTAATTGCTTTTCTTCCTTAGTTTTTAATCTGTTTGCCATAAAGTTTGTTTTTGGTTTTTAAATTGAGGGGATATATTTCAACCCCCTCATTCTTAAAATTAATTATTCTCTACTATGAAATCAAATATTTCTGCATCAATTTTTCTCTTGACATCGAAATTTCTCATATTCATACTATGTAAGACCTCGTTAAAAGCATTGTATCCTAGCCACATATTAGGAGCAACCCCTAGGTTTTTAGCTTCATTTAGGATAATTTCCATTACATTGAGAGCCTTTTTGCTAGGTTCAGGGTTCTTTTCGCTTGTTTCAAACTTAAATAAATTGGAATGCTCTGCAGTTATTTGCACAAATTCCTCTAAATCATATATAGGTCTTTCTGCTAATACCTCAAATTTCTTTTGAATTTCATAGTATTCGTTCTTCATAAATACTTCTATAATTTCATCCATCTTAGGTAATACCACCTCAGCTATCTGCCCAATATGCTTAACTGAGAAGCCTATATCAATTTGGCTAACGTGCAAACCATTAGAGCAAACTTCTCTAAAGAAACCAAAATTGCCTGTGGTTTTGCAAGAGCCATCATAGCTATTTACAAACCTAAGCATTGGCTTGATTTTGTCTGCTTTGTTTTTTACATTTACATGGTAGCTTTCATCCTCTAATATGTAATCAACTGCAAACTGCCTATTGTTATTATTAATAGACCTAGTTAAATACTTAATGTCTGCATTGATTAACTTCTCCTCTACCGCTAAGAAAAAATTCTCATTAGGTAAGTGAGCATAGGCATTACTAACTACATTTACTATTTCATCCTCGCAAATAATTGCCTTAGACTTGCTTGAAATAGTTTTTAATCCTGTCAATTCGCTTAGGCTTTGTACTGAGGAATTAACTAATACATTGTCTTGTTCTAATTTTTTGATGTTCATAAAATATAGGTTTTTATTTATATCTTAAAATTAGATAGAAATGCCATAGGTCTTGCCTAAAAGCACCAAAAAGTTCCAAAAAAGTATAACTTATTGATTTACAATAGCTTAAACAAAGCTATATCTGCCCTCAGATACATTGTTTAGGGCATTTAAGCACACATATCGCACCGCATCTATACTATGGTTAAGGAAATCCACAGGCTCGTTTTCAAGCCTTCCATCCCTATTTTGCTTCCATTTATAGTTATTGAGTTCTTTCTTTAGGTTGTGGCTTCTTTGCGTTACGTTCAATTTGTAGCGTTTAAGCACATTGATTGATTGCTTAATACTATCCCTTCCCTTTGAGGCAGGTTCCACCATCCATCCGTAATTTTGCAACTCCGAGATACTTTTAGGCTCTGCGGAATCTGCAATGATTCTTCCTGCTACTGACAATTCTCGCATCCTGTCCGAAATCTTAACATT